AGACCTAAGACCAACCAGGAAGGAGCTGAAGTACAGAGCCAAAAAGTTCTGAGCAGAACCCTCAACTGGGAAGTCCACGACACGCTAAGCCCCAACTTCCATCTTGTTCGACTATATCATCGAGAGCATCTTTTAGCCATTTCTCCCAACTCTTCCAATCGAACTTAAACTCATTTGAATTAAAATTATATTGAGGATAGTAATTGTATTCATCATCATCCCATTCATTTTGTTCAGGGTCTTTCATAATTACTATCTCCTATATAAAGTTTAGTCGTCAAAGTCTTCTTCATCACAATCTTCAAACTGATCCCAGTAATCCTCGTCATACTCATCATACACTGTTGAGTACTCTTCGTCATCAACATAGGAATCTGCCTCAAATTCAGCCTTATAAAGAGGCTTTGGCAACTCTCCCTGATAAAGACCGACTACTTCGTATTTGCAAGTGCGAAGTTTTTCACAGTTGCAATCACTAGGAACGCTGACAACATCTTCAGGATTGATTTTAACAATCACAATGTTATCACCAGCATCCACGTTGCCATAATTTGCAACATAGTTTAATGCTCCAGCATGAAGTCCAGCAGAACATCCAGCTTTGCGGTTGTCATCTACCTTTGCTCGACGCATTTCGCAGACCTGACCAACCTTATTGTCGAATGTTCCTTTCCACTTATCCTTAAAGTCTTTACTGACTGCCTTGTATGCAAGGAAGCATCCGTCTTCAGTGATAGGAAGATTCTCATGCTCCAAGAAGTCATACAGTTCTTGCTGACTCTGCATACTTGGATTCTCCATAAGATTTTCCAAGAACTTTACAAGAGGCTCAAAGGGCAGACCTTTGCTCATAAATTCTATAATTCTCTTGCTGATGCTGCCGTGAACTTCTTCACCTTCAAACATCACCTTGCCATTTACGATTGATACTTGTCCGTCACTAAAACTAGCAACAGCTTTCTCAATGTCTACCAGTTCTAGCAACTCATCTTCTGTTGCTGTTGGTAGTGCTTCCAGAATCAACTTGTAATTAGTATGATCTGGAATTACTTGGTGAGCCTTATTCTTTAAGATCACCGTTAAGTTGCCATCAACCCACATAAAAGGAACACTCATAATCAAACTCCTGTGATAAAAACCTTAAACCAAATTTCCTACTGCTGTTCTCAGTTCGCTGAGTTCAACATTATCAAACCATTTGTCTCGACCATAGTAACCATTGTTGTGAATATCCATAGGATCATTAGTTTTGATGTTCTCAATATCCAAATCATCGTTACCACTAACAATATACTTTAGTATCGGTGAACTGTCAATAGCACCTTTAAGAATTTCTCTAAGACTATCCATTTTAGGCAGGGTCTTGATGATTTCCTGACTAAGTGATTTTTTACCAGTTGGTAATTCTTCGTAACCATACAGTTTCTTAAATTCAAAAAGCATATTGTTCAGTTTAAGAATCTTGGTGTGAATATCCTTTGCATCTTCTACGATATTGTATTCACCTGCTATGTTATTTACATGCTGTTCAAGTCTTTGTCTACTAAATACTCTAAGATTAAAGTATTCACTATTTGCAACCTGAGCAAAGTAGTACATAAGTAGCCATTCATCCATAGCCTTAGTAACTGTCTCGTTTTTAATATAATCTTTGTAGTCAAGACCATAGATATTTAAAAGATTAGCCATTACAACTCTATCTGAACGCTCTGGCTTACTGTGCCAACTTTTTGTCTTCTTCAAGTCTGTAGAACAATATTGTTTGTCACAGTGATTAATGACTGCATCGTACTTACCTACTTCTTCTCTTAATTTCTTAGACATTTTCGCAGCCTTGCTTTTAAACCATTTATTAAAAGACACTAGGTTTATGCCCTGCTTTTGTAATTTAGCTACTGAACTTTGTTTGATAGCATAGATATTATATCTGTTGAATAGTATACCGCCTAAGACGTTATCTTTACCTGCTAGATTATAAATCTTATGAATACCGGGATAAGGACTAACAGAAGCATATCTAGTAATAGGAACATAGATTACTTGTTCAGCATCTTCTAGTTCTTCTACTAGACTATCACTTAGTTCACTAAGCATATTAGAGTCATTAAGATTATTGCCGCTAAGATTAGCACACTCATCCGGCTTATAATCTTTAGAACTTTTTAGTAGAAAGATTTCGTCCTTACTAATCATACCAGCACCAGTGCCAGTTCTTCCCTTGGTGCTAGATTGTAGCAGACTACGGTATTCAGAAATATTCTTGACGTTTTCTTCTCCACCAATATCTTTGATAAGTTTAACGAAACCCTCACCAGAATCTTCTGCTGGATTTTGAGTGTCAACCATAAGATATGCCATACAATCATTTTGATTACAATATCTAATCGCAATCTTCTTAGCAGTCTCAGGACTTCTAGTGTCACAGACAAAGAAGGCTAAGGGATTAGTCTTACGAGTCTTCTCCCAATAGTTTGATGATTTACCCTGTAGAGTCTCATGATGGATTTTATCTGTAAGGTACAGCATCCTCTTTGAACGATGACTAGCAGTACGATAATTAATAACATACAACTGCTTATGTTTACCTAATTTATAATCTAGGTCTTCACCAGCAGACAGATCATGCTTTTTCCCTGCTTTATCAGCCCATTCTGCACCCGCAGTATAACCACCAGCAATATCAGCCAGCTTATAATATGTTTGGTAAGCATCTATAAGATTAGTACACTCTTCAACCTTTGTTGACATATTGCTCTTGAGTTGTAGATAAATATCTTGGGTCTTTTCTCTAAGAGTTTTAATAACACCCTTAGTATACTGTAGACCTTCTCTACTAACATCCATCTCTAGTTCACCAATATCACAGGTGATCTCAAGATATAGTCCAGAGTTTAATATCTCTTTAACTAGATTAGTCCAGTTATCTACATCAGCTTTCTTGAATGCTCTATTCCATCGTTGAATAGCATCACTCTTTTGTTCTTGTTCTTCTTTACCGATAATCTTATCGGAATCTACTGGGTACGCAATATTGCCCATGATAGCCACAATGCCAGCACCGGGACTGTTATATGTGCTAGGATACTTGTCATCATTATCAGATATTCTACCAACACGCCAGTTAGTCCCTTCTACAATAGTATTAGTATGAGAATAAGTATGGTTCTGAAGAAGTTTACAAGTACCACCTTCCATCATTGGTTTAGTCTTAAAGTAATGAAAGATTCTCTTAGACTTTTCAGTAAACTCTTGGAAGTCACTTTGTTTTACTGCAAAACTAATTTCAAGACCATTAGGTTCATCAGTATGAGTGACTCCAAACAAACTCAGACTAGGAACGCCGCCTTCATCCATAGCAGCAATATAAGCATACGCTTGGCCGTTGTAATAAGAAGTAGTGGAAAAACTTTTAGTATAAGCGAAAGGACTCTTAGAACCAAGTCCAAGACACCCAGTAAAATCATTACTATCATTTTTGTTACTAGCACCGTAAGTTGTATACAGTTCTTCCATATCTTTTTGAGATAATCCAGTACCATAATCTCTTACCGTAAAGTTAGGGTTGGCTTGTGTGGGTAGACTGACCTTGAAAGGGTTTCTATTACCTGATGCAACGTGAGCATCATTAGCATTCGTAGACAGTTCACGAATAACTGCCATAACCTTGTCAGAATACAATGAGTCTGACAAAATCTTAAACATCTTACTTGTTTGAGCAATGCTAAACTGATTACTACTGTCAACACCATTTGAATGAATTTCAACTGTACGATCTGCGAGTTTCATCTATTAGTCTCCAAAAAAGTTTTGTCCTGTGATAGTCTAAGTATAACATCGGCTATCGCTTGTGTCAAGCATTAATTAAAGTTGGAGTCCATATTCTATCTGAACACGGTAGAAAAGGATATTCTAAATCCTCATCATCATAATCATCAAACCAATCAGTATCCGGTGACAACATCATCATCATCATCATCATAGTTTTCGTAGTCTTCTATATGGAAATCCTCATCATCATAAGGGTTCCAATCTGTGTTATACTCTTTTTTATTTTGATCGTGCTTTTCTATTTGTTCTTCTAATAAATCAGCAGCATCTAATACGACTTCAAATTCTTGTATTTTATCTAAAAGTATATTAATTTTTCTTTCAAGTGTTCTAATTACTTTTTTAAAGTCCTTATTTTCCTTCTGTATTGATAACAATTCTTTGTTATTTTGAAGAATAGCTTTATTTAACTTATTAAATTCTGATAAAGACATAAACCTACCTATATTCTTTAATATCACCATTTTCTATGATTTTTTTCTCTTCATAGGCAGTAGCGATACGACGATAAAATTCTT